CCACAGCACACACAGCACAGGACAGCCCCAGCACAGCACATGATCAGTCGCATTGTCTAACTCCCAGTAGGTACACTGATTATCGTCTGGGACCAAAATCACCATGAGGAAAACCACATGGGAATCATTCAGCTGACTCTACCAGTGCCACCATCTGTAAACACAATATGGAGAGTATCAAACGGAAGAATGGTGAAATCTGCTAAGTATCGGGAATGGTTAAGCTGTTGTGATCTGGCTGCACTACAGTCCAGAATCCCCAGACCATCGATCAAAAAGCCAGTGTCTGTGGATGTGGTGGTCAGGACAGGGCATGGTTGGAACCGTAGCAGGGACATAGACAACCTGCTGAAACCCATACTGGACTGGTTAGTCAGGTGGGACATTCTGTCTGGTGATGATTGTGGTGTGGTGAGACAGATTCACCTGTCGATAGATCCCAGACCACAGCCAGTGGCATGTATCGAGGTCACCATCAGTCCACTGTGATGTTCGCAACATACAGACCTGTCACAGGGTTCCATGTGTCACAGAACCGAGGGACCGTATCACATGGACCAGTGCTGAACCAGCGTACCTGGTGCAGGGGCTGGTGGTCTGACTGGTGATCTTGAAGGGGCTGTGGGGCTGGATCTGGGACGGGGCTGTCCAGTCTGACCTGTTCTGGGATACCACCTACTGTGGGTCATTTTCGGGCCTGTTCTGGTCACACCAACAGACTGTCGGCTACCAGATCTGGAACTGGGTCAGGTGGGACAGGTGGTCTGTCCCAGACAAAAGATAACAAATAAGCTGAACATGATGGTTTCCCCCAGACCCCCATCCACAGTACTGTTTTACTGTCTGCTGTGTTTTTTCGTAGTGATAACGGAGAATAAAACATCAGCAGAGTTGAACAGAAAACTGTTAAGAACTGTTTTGATTGTACTGGAAGATGGTCAGTACTGTAGAATCTGTCAAGGCCTCTTTTTTCAGAACAGTTATTTTGGCATGGATGGGATCCTACGCTATCGCTACGGACCCACCAGCCAAAACCAGAATAAAGGACGCGTGCTGTGGCTGAAAGAATACCATCTCACAGACCAGCTAAGAAACTGAAACCAGCACGGTCACCTGAGTCTGGGGACAGACCCTGTGCAGCTAAACGGGGCTACAATCGAACATGGACTAAACTGAGAACCATGATTCTGGCTGGGGAACCACTGTGCAGGATGTGCAGTAGACCAGCACTGGATGTGGACCATATTGTCCCACTGTCACTGGGTGGGACAAATGACCACGGGAACCTGCAGCCACTGTGCCACAGCTGTCACAGTAAAAAAACAGTACAGGATAGATTGCACAGAAACAGACAAGGGCTGTAAACTGTCTGGTAGAGGGGAAAAAATGAAACGTATTACCATACAGCATCAGATACAGAACATGTATGATATGCTGGAAGACCTGAACACAAAATGGACAGACACAGAATGGTCGATCAAGTACACCTGGCTGTCCATGGTAATCAAAACAGCAATGGAATTGCAGGCTGTTGCAGAGGCAGAAAATAAACTAGGGGAGCCCCGCTAATGGCTGATGTATTTGAAAACCTGACAGAATCCATCACCGCACCAGGTAACAATCTGGTAGCCATTACCCCAAGTGACAGTACTGACCTAGAACAGGTCAGCAGGGGAATTTATGTCGGTGGTGCAGGTAACCTAGTGGTCACACCTGCAGCAGGTGGGTCCAATGTCACCTTTGTGGGTGTTCCTGCTGGGACTGTTTTACCCATCAGGGTAAGTAGGGTACTGGCTACCAGTACCACAGCAACCAGTCTCATTAACCTGTACTAAGGGGAAACAATGTCAGATATTCCAGCAACAGTCCCAGTGGTGACACCAGCAATACCAGCCCAGACATTCCCACTATGGGTGGTGGAATCGCTGGTATTCAGTGGTAATGGCATTGAACAGCCACTGACAGCAGAAGCCTGGTTCCGATCAGCACGCCGGGAACCATCCAGCCCAACAGGATGGGTACTGGGTGACCAGCGTAGAAACTACCACATTCCTGATGTGTGGGTCTTGGCTAAGACAGATGGTGATGTGGTCACAACAATGTCAGCACTGGTCAGCACATTGACCAGGCTAGCCACGACTGCTGGTGTCCTGTGATAGGAATCAGGATTGATATTTCAATTGGCAGTGGGGCTGTCATCAGCACAGATGGACCAGCCGATGGTCTGCTGTGGCAGAGTGCAACAGACTTTCTGTTATTCAACGGTGCAACAGATTACATAATCTGGCAGTAATGAGGTAGACAATGCCCAGCAAAAGAATTGATGAACTAGATGCAAGAACGGTAGCAGATACAGACCTGTTGCCTGTCACACCGAGTGGTGGACCTAGTGGTAAAGCCACTGTTGCAGCTATTGTCGCTGAAGGGCTGTCTCAGCCAAATAGCGCAAGTTCTGGGGCTGGGGCAAGTATCACGATCAAGGCCGCTGATGGGGTAACAAGTGGGGCTGGTGGTAGCATCACGATCACACCAGGAGCGCAGGCTACCACGGGCGGGCCGGGTAAGGTTGTCATCGATACACTGACAGTGGGGCGTGGTGCCAGCGGGGTGGCGACTAATACCGCAGTTGGTGTGTCTGCATTAGCTGCTGTAACCAGTGGATCGTCTACTGTAGCTATTGGCAACATTGCCGGAGGTGTATTTACTTCGGGTTCCGAATGTGTTTTTGTTGGAGATTCTGCTGGAAAATCTGCACAAACTACAACGTTTTCTGTGGGCATAGGTAGATCAGCTCTTTTTTCAATCGTTGGCGGGAGTCATCAGACTGCTGTGGGATATCTTTCTCTCTATAACGCAACAGCTTCGTGGAATACAGCAATTGGGACATTATCATTGCAAACCACCACAAGTGGCGCAGAAAATGTGGGCGTTGGGGCAAATGCTGGGAATGGTAACACAACAGGCAGCAATAATGTTTTTCTGGGGACCAGAGCAGGGCAGTACCAACCAAACGGTTCAACTAATTTAATTCCAAACAACAGTATCTATGTGGGGTATAACGCAAAAGGTTTTACTAACTCCGACTCCAACAGTATTGTGATTGGCTACCTTGCAATTGGCGAGGGTGCCAACACAACCGTCATCGGCAACTCGTCCACGGTGCAGCAGCATTTTTACGCGACCCGATACATCAAAACTGAAGGGTCGATGGCGTTCGCATCCTCGACACCGGCAGCCATCACAGCAAATCAAAATGATTACGTCCTGACCGGCTCCGCATTCCAGCGGCTGAACTGCACCACGGCAGCGGACATCACCGGCATCGCTCCCCCGACAAGTGGGGCGCATGTCGATGGGCGCATGATCAGGCTCGTAAGTGTGGGTACGGCAACGGTGACGCTGAAGCATAATGACACCGGGAGTGCAGCGGCTAACAGAATTTACATGCACGGCGGCAACCACACATCGCTGACGGTGAACGAGTGGGCTGATTTGGTCTACGATAGCACGGACAATGGATCGGGTGCGGCGGGGTGGCGAATCGTGAAATACGCGTAATGAGGTGATGTAATGGGAACAGCCAGTGCAAGTCATGCTGTCACAGGGGCTGTTGCTGTTACCCACAGTAAACTATCCACAGCAACCGTAGCACATGCAGTGGTGACAGGTACTGCACAGTCCCATGGTGTGGCTGTCACCATCCAGACAAGTACCACCACATCCAGTACAGTATCCACTACACAGGTAACAGGGGATTGATGTGGCTACCACATACGACAGAGGGGACCTAGTCAGACTGACAGCCACATTCACAGTTAGTGGTGTGGCCACAGATCCCACCACGGTTACCCTGTACATCAGGTCTGGGGCTGGTGTGCTAACCACTCTGGTGTATGGTTCCAGTAGTATCACAAAAGTTTCTGTCGGTGTTTACAGGTATGATTATTCTGCATCGACTGCTGGTGATGTATCATTCAGGTGGGCTGGTACTACACCAGCACAGGCTTCAGACCAGGACACCTTTTTTGTTCTGGACCTAGTGGGAGTGTGACTATGTTTCCAACTTCTGAAATCGGGATCCTGTTATCTTTTGCACGGGGACAGAGTATCTGGTCCATTGAAGTATTCGACGCTGCACTGACTGTGGCTGGATATTTTGGCCGTATGCTAATCACCCAGCCAAAAAGTTACGGTGGTGCAGCTAATCCAGAAAATTCAGATGACATTGTTTCTGTTCTTGAATCTGTAAATGTCGAAGCAGGATTGACAGATGGTCACCCTGTTGCATCACTTTCACCAGTTCTGGTTTCAATAATTCTTCAATATGCTTTGAAAATTCTTCTGAAAAACTTTTCATATTCTAGGGAATAAATGGTAGGGGGGTCAAAATAATATGATATCTTTTGCTGAAGACCGTCCCTTGTGGCCAGAACGCGAATTTATGTTGCCTCTTGTAATTTTGAGAAGATAGCACAATGAAACGTGGTGTAAAGAAAGTAAACAGGTCTACTTGGCTGAAAGCTGGTGGGGCTTTTCCTGAAAAGCCCACTGGTGTTAATGCACTGAATGCAGCTGAATTACGATATTATAAATGGATCGTACCAGCTATGCAGGAAGTGGGTTTTGGTGGACAGTCTGACCTGATGGTGGTGATCCTAGCATGTCGAATAGCAGTCAGAGCAGACCTGTTGAGAAAAAGTCTGGAAGGATTAACCGATCTGTTGATACCAGGACAGCGGGGGGCACAGATCCACCCAGTGGTTCAGGAACTGAGCCGAACGGAAAGCCGACTAAAAGACGTGCTGGCGGCACTGTACCTAAGTCCGAGAACCAGAGGGTCGTCAAAACTCCCAGTCAATCTGGAAGCAGAAATAAGCGGAAGTCAACCGGAAGAACAGAACCCCATCCTGAAACTGTTGCAGGGTTGACCACAGACCTGGTGACCATCGGCGAACAGAAAGCACTGCAGGTCAAAAGGTTCTTTGAACGGTGTCTGACCCACCAGCAGGGTAGCCTAGCTGGGCACAGTTTCGCGTTATCTGAATGGCAATTCACCGACATTATCCAGCCACTGTTTGGAACCATCAGGGCTGATGGACTGAGACAGTACAGGACCAGTTACATCGAAATCCCACGGAAAAACGGGAAGTCCACCCTGTGTGCAGGGATTGCACTGTACCTGTTGCTTGCAGACCCAGAACAGGGTGCAGAAATAGTCAGTGCTGCAGCAGACAGGGAACAGGCTTCTATCGTGTTTGACCTTGCAAGCAGGATGGTCCAGAGTAACAAGCTTCTGTCTGAACAGTGTCATGTTCTTAGAAAAGAGATCATCACAAAATCAGGCAACAGGTACCGGGCACTGTCTGCTGATGCATACACAAAACATGGCATGAACTGTTCAGCAATCATCTTTGATGAACTTCATGCACAGCCCAACAGGGAACTGTGGTCTGTCCTGACCACCAGTGTGGCTGCAAGGCTGCAACCGCTCACAGTGGCCATTACCACGGCTGGGCATGACAGAACCAGCCTGTGCTATGAGATGCACAGCTACGCAAAATCTGTGTTGGATGGATCCATCCAAGATCCCACATTCCTACCCATCCTGTATGCAGCAGGGGAAAATGATGACTGGAAACTGGAATCCACATGGAAGAAGGCTAACCCCGGTTATGGGATCAGTGTAAGACCAGAGTACCTGTCACAGGCTGCAGCAGAGGCTGCAACATCACCAGCCAAGGAATTAGCATTCAGAAGGCTGCACCTGTGCCAGTGGACCGACACTGTAACCAGGTGGCTGTCATTCGACCTGTGGGACCAGTGTCAGTGCCCCAGACCAGATCTGGATGGTAGACCCTGCTATGGGGCACTGGACCTGTCCAGTACACAGGACTTATCTGCTTTTGTCTTAGCATTCCCACTGGATGATGGGACTGTGTGGGTGGAACCCCACTGCTGGGCACCACGGGGTGTTCTGAAACAACGCGAACGCTCTAACAGAATGAGGTATGACCAGTGGGTGGGCAGTGGTCACCTGAATGTCACAGATGGTGATGTGATTGAATACGAAGAAGTTTATGCACAGATCAAGAGACTTGCCACACAATACAGGATACAGGATATCGCAATAGACAGATGGAACTGTGCCCAGCTAGCCCAACAGATGCAGTCAGATGGTCTGCAGGTGGTGGCATTCGGTCAGGGTTACGCTTCTATGTCTCCTGCTGCAAAAGACTTTGAAACCCTACTTGCAAGCAAAAAGATCAGACATTCTGGTCATCCAGTATTGCGATGGTGTCTAGGAAACTGTTCAATAGAATCTGATGCAGCAGGCAACATTAAGCCTAGTAAAAGCAAAAGTTCAGAAAAGATAGATGCACTGATTGCATCTATCATGGCTGTGGCCAGATCCAGAGTAGGTGAAGCAGGGGGCAGAATCGGACACAATGCACCATCTGTATACGAATCTAGGGGGATGATGACCTTATGAACCTAGCTGAAAGGCTCATGTCATCCATTACCAGGGCTGCATACTATTTTGTAGGCAGTCCAAAAAACCGTATGCCCAACCTTAGGGATCCCGCCCTGAACAGTTTCTTTGGTGTGCCCACCAGTACTGCTGGTGTTGCTGTGTCGGAAGACACTGCACTGACCTACAGTCCTGTGTTTCAAGCCATTCGTATCATCAGCGAAACCATCGCAAGTCTTCCACTGCATGTGTACGACAAACAGCCCGGTGGTAGGGTCAGAATCGATGACATTGCTGTGGCCTATCTGCTCAAAACCCAGCCTAATTCAGAGAGTTCAGCATTCCAGTTCCGTGAAAGCATTGTGGCGCATGCTTTGTCATGGGGTAATGGTTTCGCTGAAATTGAACGCGACATATTCGGCAACATTAAAAACCTGTGGCTACTACCACCAGACCTAGTCAAAATAGACAGGGACACCAACGGGAACCTGTTCTACAAATACCAGATTCCCGGTAGTTCTGTGGTCAGGCTTGCACCATCAGATGTGTTCCACATAGCTGGTCCTGGTTTCGATGGGATCACAGGCTACAGCCCCATCAGGCTTGCACGGGAATCCATCGGACTGGGTATGGCTTGCGAACAATTCGGGGCTGGTCTGTTTGGGTCTGGGGCTAGACCATCAGGGATGTTAGAACATCCGGGTAGACTGTCTGATGATGCTAGGGGAAGACTCAGGGGAGACTGGGAAAGGCTGCACAGTGGACTGGATAACAGCCACAGGGTAGCCATTCTGGAAGAAGGAATGAAATGGACAGCCACATCCATTCCACCTGATGATGCACAGTTTCTACAGACGCGAAAATTCCAGATAGAGGAAGTGGCACGGTGGTTTAACATCCCCCCATCGAAACTCAGGGACACAGGTGGGGTTTCTTATTCGAGTCTGGAACAAGAAAACATCGCATTCCTTAGTGAAACCCTTAGACCATGGCTGGTCAGGATCGAACAGGAAATCAAAAGAAAATTGCTTTCCCCTGAATCTGACAGCTACTACGCCGAACATTCAGTAGAGGGTCTGTTACGCACAGACCTAGCTGCACGGTATGCAGCGTATGCTGTGGGCAGAAACTGGGGCTGGTTAAGCATCAATGAAATTCGGGCACTGGAAAACCTAGAACCAGTACCAGGTGGGGATGTATACCTGCAACCGTTGAACATGCAGCCACTGGATGGACCTGGTGGGGCACAGGCACCACCAGCGGCACCATCTGTTACCACAGCCCCAACCACAGCCCCAGCACAGCTTCCAACAGCAGACACACCAGACAGCGCAACTGCTTCAGTTGGAACGGATGCTGGGGCTGTCATCCACAGTGCTGCATGGTGTGAAAAACTTGCACAGGACATGACAGACCACCAGATCCCATCCTGTGAACATGGCTACACCAACAGATGCAGGATCTGTGGCATTGAACGGGAAAGAGTTCTGATCCCACCACCAGAACCGGGTGGACAGCACAGCTGGGGAATCAAGTGGTCACCCATTGATGTAAACAGGTCTGTCTATATCAGAGACAGATATGATGGTCTAAATTTCAAGCCACCTGATGGTGTTAGGAAAGAGGCTGAACTAGGCTTGAAGTGGCGAAAAGAATATAACAGAGGTGGAACATTAGTAGGTGTGGCAAGGGCTAGGGACTTGTCTAATGGTGTTTCAGTGTCACCGGAAACTATAGGTCGAATGGTCAGTTATTTTGCTAGGCATGAGGTGGACAAAGAAGGTGAGGGATGGTCACCTGGTCAGGATGGTTACCCCAGTGCTGGTAGAATTGCATGGGCATTATGGGGTGGGGATTCAGGTAAAACATGGTCTCAAAAAGTGTCTGACCAGATGGATTCTATAGATGAGGAAAAAAAAGATGGAAACTAGGGCACTGGGGACCATGGGACTGGATTCTGGGAAGCTAGTGGGCTATGCAAGCGTGTTTGGCCCACTG